AGTTACATCTGCAAGTAGAAGTGTAACAGTAGATACATTAGCGGCAAGTAAAGGTAACCTTATTGCATTACAAGGTAGCAATGTAAGGTTTATTACTCATAGCACAAATAATACAAGTAAGCCTGTGGTTTATTCTGTTAATCATGGTTTTGATAACACTGAAACAGTAAACGTCTCAGGTAGCGGTGCTTTTGGTTCATCTATGACTGTAGCAAGTGCTAGTTCAAATGCATTTGTAGTAACAACATCAAGTCCTGTTACAACAGGCAATAGTAGTTTAACAGTTACACCAGTCTTAATAAATGGCACTATATCTATAACACCTGTAATAGGAGTAGATTTATCAAGCATAAATATTGCCCCATCAAACGGCGCAACACAAGTAGGAACAGTTGTAAATACTGTAAATGCTATTAACAAATGGCCTAAACTAAACAAAGTTCCTAATGCAGATAATCAACTATATCTAACACATTCTGAGTCATTCCAAAAGACACCACAATGGTATAACGGTTTTAGAATACATACAGACTCGGCCTTTACTGCTAACAAGTTAGGCTTAACAGTTGGTAACTATGATAAATCAGATGCTACAATTAAATCAAAATTAGAGAGTTGGTTATCAGGAGCATTGGCAGAAACTAAATTTAACTATTTTACAAGTGTTTCAGTAGGTGCTGGTAATACAGGTATTTTTGCTAATTCTGTTTCAAACTTTAATAGTTACAGTTTAACAATAGACGAAGATTTAAAAGAAGCAACTTTTGGTTCACGTGAAGAAGCAAGAGATTTTGCAACAATTTGTAACAACGTTTACTTTACAAGTCAACAGTCAGGACTAACAGGTTACAATAAAGGACTACTTAATTTAAAAACTAATATAGAACTTTTAACCAGAGACGCATTAGAGGCAGGTGAGGCAGTAACAGCATTTTCAAGTCCTGAATCTATTGCAATACCAAACGGAAATGGAAACAATATTTTAACAAATCTTGACCCAGATGCATACAATACGTTCTTTGTAGAATACAGTATGAAAGATACTAATTCTAATACATCTATTAATTATAGTCGTGTAGGTTCAGTAATGTTTGGTGCAGATAAAGATCAACAAGTAGCATATATAAACGATCAATATTCAGATAGCAAACAAACTATATCAGGAATTGGCAATGTGGATCTAGTTGTTTCATATGATGTAAGTTCAGATAAGTTTGACCTAAGAGCAAACAATAGTTTAAGTCCTTCTTCTTCCGTAACGATGAATTACATCGTTCGTAAGTGGAAATCGTAAGTTAGTTTTCCATGTTTGAAAAACATCACACTTCCCAAGATCGCCAAAGAATTTGGAGAGACTTTCGCAATCGCGACGACCTTACAATAGATACAATTATACAAGAATTTAGCCACGTAAAAGTATTAGACAGATACTTAGATTACTATACACCTCAGTCATGGCCAAACATTTTTACAATACTCTATGATGGGTATTTTTGTCAAACAGGTATCACATTATTAATGATTGCTACTTTAGATTTCAAAGGCTTCATAAAAGATGAAACACTTATATTGCCAGTGATAAGTAATAATGATATAGGCAACACAGGAATAGTGCTTGAACTGAATGATACCTTCCTTAATTTCTCACCCGGAGAAGTGACCCTCAAGGAACAAGCCTTAGAGCATGGCACATTGTTTCAGACCCATAAAGTGCCAAAAAAGTCAATTTATTCTTGACTTTTAAGTAGTTTTATATTACAATAATATTTAGGTAAATATATTTTTTATAATAAAGAAAGACCAACGGATTTTACACACATGCAAGTTAAAAAGAGAGACGGAAGATTAGAAGACTTAAACATAGACAAACTACACAAAGTCGTTATGTATGCCTGCGAGGACATCACAGGTGTTAGTGCAAGCCAAGTTGAAATAAACAGTCAAATACAATTCTTTGAAGAAATAGCAACAGAAGATATTCAAGAGACACTTATTAAAAGTGCCGCTGATCTTATATCTGAAGAAACCCCAAATTACCAATATGTAGCAGGTAGATTAATTAACTATCATTTGCGTAAGCAAGTGTATGAAACATTTACACCACCATGCTTATGCGACATCATTCAAGACAATATTGACAAAGGATTTTATGATCCTGAGTTTACGGAACTTTATACCAAAGCAGAGATAGATGAACTTAATGATTACATTAAACATGAAAGAGATGAAGTGCTAACCTATGCGGCAATGGAACAATTCCGTGGTAAGTATCTAGTGCAAAACAGAGCAACAGGTGAAATATTTGAAACACCACAAGTTGCTTACATGATGATATCAGCAACACTATTTGCAAAATATCCTGCAGATACTAGAATGAAGTATGTAAAAGATTATTATGATGCAATTAGTTTATTTAAATTAAGTTTACCAACTCCTATTATGGCTGGTGTTAGAACACCTCAAAGACAGTTTAGCAGTTGCGTATTAATTGAAACAGACGACAGTTTAGATAGCATAAATGCAACTTCAAGTGCTGTGGTAAAATATGTAAGTCAAAAGGCAGGCATAGGTATAGGCGCAGGTAGTATTAGAGCAGTAGGTTCTAAGATTAGGAGTGGAGATGCTACCCATACAGGAGTTATCCCATTCTATAAATTATTTCAGTCTGCTGTAAAAAGTTGTTCACAAGGTGGAGTTAGAGGCGGAGCGGCAACATTATACTATCCTATTTGGCACTTAGAAATTGAGGATATGTTAGTCTTAAAAAATAATAAAGGCACTGAAGACAATCGTGTAAGACACATGGACTATGGTGTGCAATTGAACAAACTTATGTATGAGCGACTTATTACAGGTGGTAACATTACATTGTTTAGTCCTCATGATGTTCCTGGATTATATGATGCTTTCTTTCAAGACCAAGACAAGTTTCAAGAGTTATATGAAAAAGCAGAACGTATGACCAGTATCAGAAAGAAAAGCATTCCTGCTATTGAATTGTTTAGTTCATTTATTCAAGAACGTAAGGATACAGGTAGAATATATTTAATGAATGTTGACCATGCTAATACACATGGAGCATTTATTGAAGAAGTAGCACCAATTAAACAAAGTAATCTATGTTGTGAAATTGACTTACCAACTAAGCCATTAAATGATATTAATGATCCTGAAGGTGAAATTTCTCTTTGCACATTATCAGCAATCAATTGGGGTGTTTTAAAAGACTTAGATGAAATGCAAAAAGTATGTAATTTGGCTGTTAGGGCACTAGATGAACTATTAGATTATCAAAGTTACCCAGTAATAGCGGCAGAACTTAGCACAATGAAAAGACGTCCACTAGGTGTTGGTATTATTAACTTTGCATATTGGTTAGCAAAAAATGATAGCAATTATCAAGAACCGAATTTAGAGTTAGTAGACGAATGGGCAGAAGCATGGAGTTATGGACTTATAAAAGCAAGTGCCGATTTGGCAGTTGAAAAAGGTGCAATATCAGGTAACATGGAAACAAAATACGGCCATGGTATTACTCCTAATCAAACATACAAAGTAGAAGTAAATGAACTTATTAAACACAAAGAACGTATGGATTGGAAAGGATTGCGTAAGCAATTAGCAGATACAGGAATAAGAAACTCCACTTTGATGGCTATTATGCCAGCAGAAACGTCTGCTCAGATAAGTAACAGCACGAACGGAATTGAGCCGCCACGTAGTTATGTAAGCATTAAGCAAAGTAAACATGGTGTGCTGAAGCAAGTAGTTCCTGGATATCCAAGATTAAAAAACAAATACGATCTATTGTGGGATCAAAAATCACCGGAAGGTTATTTAAAAATAATGGCAGTCCTGCAAAAATATATTGACCAAGGCATTTCGGTAAATACATCATACAATCCGGAACACTACGAAGACGAAAAAGTTCCTATGAGTATGCTTATCCAAGATGTATTAATGTTTTATAAGTATGGCGGTAAACAGTTATACTACAACAACACATTTGATGGACAAGGCGAAATAGATATTAATAAAAAAGAAGTAGAACAACCAATGTTCGTCACTACAGAAATTATAGATGACGAAGACTGTGAGAGTTGTAAAATTTGAAGAAAAAATTGAGTGTATTAGACGTAAAAAATAAATCCGATCATACTAAAGCAAACATGTTTCTTGACGAAAATGGTGGCTTAGGTATGCAAAGATTTGATGTGATCAAATATAAGCAGTTTGAAAAATTAACTGATAAACAGTTAGGATTCTTTTGGCGTCCAGAAGAAGTTGATATTCTAAAAGATGCAACTGACTTTAAAAATTTAACAGACTTTGAACAGCACATTTTTACTAGTAATTTAAAAAGACAAATATTACTAGATAGTGTCCAAGGACGTTCACCTAATCTTGCATTACTACCCATTGTTAGTTTACCTGAGTTAGAAGCCTGGATTGAGACATGGGCATTCTCAGAAACTATCCACAGTAGAAGTTATTCACACATTATTAGAAATGTATATTCTAATCCAAGTAAAGTGTTTGATGATATGTTAGAGATGGAAGAAATAGTAAATTGTGCAGATAGTATTACAGAAAAATACGATGAACTTATAGAATTTAATGAACTAAGAAATAAAGGTTATAAGTCTTATAACGAATACGAACATAAAAAAGCAATATGGTTATGCTTAATGAGTGTAAACATATTAGAAGGTGTTCGCTTTTATGTTTCATTTGCTTGTAGTTGGGCATTTGCAGAACTTAAAAAAATGGAAGGCAATGCTAAGATTATTAAACTAATTGCTAGAGATGAAAACGTCCATTTAGCCAGCACACAGCAAATGTTAAAATTACTTCCACTAGAAGATAAAGACTTTGCAAAAATAAAAGAAGAAACATATGAAGAAGTTACCCAAATGTATTTAGATGCAGTTGCACAAGAAAAAGAATGGGCAGACTATTTGTTTAAAGACGGAAGTATTATTGGACTTAATGCAGAACTACTCAAACAGTATGTAGAATTTATTGCAGGTAAAAGAATGCATGCCGTAGGACAAGAAAAAATATTTAACACAGGCACAAACCCTCTTCCTTGGACGCAACAATGGATTGCAGGTGGTAGTGTTCAAGTTGCACCACAAGAAACTGAAATTAGTTCTTACGTTATTGGCGGAACTAAACAAGACGTAGAAAAAGATACGTTTAAAGGTTTCAGTTTATAATATACAAAATTAATCCCCCACATAAATATTAGCATGTATAATTTACAAGACGATCTCGGAAAAGTAAAATCTGTTAAACTTACAAATGGTGTTGAAGTTATTGCAACATTACTGGCCGCTGAAGATGATTATATTAATTTAGGAGAGCCTAGAGTAGTTGTTATCAATGACGACGAACTTGCATTGATTCCTTATATTTTTACAGGATCATCTGAAGAAGTAGTTGTTAGATTTACAGAAGTTCAAGCAATAGTAGACACTTTAGAACAGAGTGCAAAAGATTACGAAAGCATCATAGAAGGCAAAGAAGATTAGTATAGATAAATACTAATATGCCAAGTATAGCAAGAGTTCAAACAGATAATGCACAAGGAGTCATTACAGGTCCTGGTGCTCCCACAGTAAAAGCAGACAACAAAAAAGTATCAGTAGAAAACGATAAAGTTGCTGGTCACGGAGATGCTCCTCATTCTGCACCAACATTAACATCTAATTATTCAAGCACAGTAAAAGCAAATAACAAATATGTTGCAAAAAATGGAACTATAGCCACATGTGGGCATAGTGTTAGTTCCGAATCGACTGTAAAAGTGGATTAACAAATGGCCAATTTACTTTCTGTAAGAGGCCCGCATTCAAGAAGCACTAACAACAATTTAAGAGTCCAATGGAATATGGGAAACCCATGTAATTACGAATGTAGTTATTGCCCTCCAATACTACACGATGGCTCTAAACCTTGGTTTAAAAGTCAGGTATATATTGACACCATTGAACGACTAAACATGCATTACACGGCGTTAAACAAAGTCTTAGACTATGAATTAATAGGTGGAGAAGTAACTGTTATACCTGGATTTGAAGATATTATACGCAAAATACGAGAGTCAGGAGCAAGGTCTTTAGTGTTTACAAACGGTGGCAGAACAGTTAATTGGTGGTCTAAAGCAAAGTATTACTTAGACTCTATAGTATATACATATCACCCTTTAAGCCAGGATAAAGAGCATTTTAAGGCGGTTTTAAACGAAATAAAAGACTTTGTGCATGTTGATATTAACATAGCCGGTATAGGCGGCAGAGTCGACGAATTAGGCGTCTTAACAGAAGAGATTAGAGACCTTTTTAAAGACTGTAAACGTAATAACTATGATAGTATCAGTATATGTGTTAAAACCATGTATAAGAAGTTACTAGGCGCCCGTAGTAAGCAAGAAACATATTGGGAATACACAGACAGCGAGTTAGAAGTTTTAAGCAGACCAGGTATTAAACCACGTCCTGCACCGCCACCAGATCCTAATGCTCCAGCACCTACGCCACCAGATCCTAAAACATATATGACAGAGTTTTTATATGATGATGGAACTGCGAAATATGTGCAAAATCATCAGATAATAAATGAAGGATTAAATCAGTTTTATGGTATGAGATGCCATTTAGGAACGGAAAGCCTAAACATAGATGCTACAGGTAATATGTATAGTAGTTGGTGTGGTGCAATTAATTTTGGTAATATTGCTGATAAAGAATGGAATCTTCCTGAAGTAGGTTTTGTTTGTCCATTAAGTAATTGCAATAATCTAAGTGATATATCAATTACTAAGACCGCTATCGATATGGTATAATTGTCTACCCATTAATGTTGTTAAAACATAATATACTTTCTTTTCGTATTCATAATCTAAATTAAAAGCCTGTAATTCCCAATCATCGCAAAGTGCATTAGAAAAAATTTGCATTTCTTCATAATTATAAAACACATGTCCTGTAACTGATAGATATATGTCCTCTTGTTGCTCCATTTCAAATGCTTTTGCATTAGGTAATACAAAATTATCAGGATTGTCTAATATACTTTTACCTTTTATTTTTTTAACAAAGTGCTTGAGGTAATGATACCCTTGTAAAGATTTTTCTAGTGTTGGTTTGTTCGAATCCACAGTATGCACATCATACAACCATTTACCTTCTTCATTAACAATGTTACTCATGTCTCCAGCAATACAATCTCCATCGTGTTCATACACTTTGTCGAAAAGTTCTTTCATGTATTTTAAATCTAATTTATTATGTTTAAATTTTATAAACTGTATTTGTTTATTTTTAACAGCATCAATATTAGCCTTAACAATTTTCCAATCAGCATTTAAAAATACTTTATCAACAATTCCTGTTGTTTTAAATACAAAATATGCTCCTAAGTCACTAAGGCTTTTATATAAATTAATATCGCCCATACCATATGTTACTATTGTAGATGATATGTGATGGCTTGTTAAAAATGATACAACTTTTTCTATATCTGTGTAACACATAGGATCGCCAAAAACAGAAACAAAGTCTACATGATCAATGTCATTTAACGATGAAATGTAATCTATAAGAGAATTAGAATCTAGTTGATAGTTTATATTACGTTTGCCAAATCTATGGTTTACCCATTGTCCTTGTGCTGACAAAGGATTAAATACTATCGAATCAGTTGTTGTGTCTATTATTAAGTTCATAAAAAAAGCACTAATATTTAGTGCTTCTTTTAAATGTTTTTTAGAACTATTGGTTACGGTTTCTGAGGTCCTGTTGGAGCCACAGCATATGATATAACTGCTTCGTAATCATTTGCTTCATCATCGTAATAATATTCGTCTGCAACGTTTAGATCGTTAGCATTACCGCCATTTGCGTAAACACCAATTGAATATTCTTCAACTATTGTTTTACTGCCTACTGTTCCTTTAACTGCAAAGTTGTATATGCCTGGTGCTATACTATTTGGAGCAAGTGTTGAATTGGATGTATCTGCTGTAACTATACCAGTGCCTGTATTAAATGTCATCCATGGTGACAAAGGACTAAAGTCAATTACTGCAACATTACTTGCTGAACCACTTATGTTAATGTTTACATTTGCACTTGAACCATATTCAATATCAAATAATCTACCTGATGGATGTGATGCAAATGAAACGTCTGTTGATTGTGGAGCATAAGCAAGTGAGAAACTAACATTTCCTGAATCTAATGATTTGCCTGAATCAAATGTTAAGTCAGTATATTTTAAAAGTGTAGTAGTGCTGTCTGAAGAGTTTGAAGTCTGCCTTGCGTAAATATGCCCTTCTGTTACTAATGTTGATTTAATTTGGTTTGCAGATTGTGAACTATATATGTCAATATATTGAGCACAAATACCTGATGTAATTGCAGTAGAAACAGAAGTTCCGTCTTGCCATACATAGTTTGCAACATTACTGCTGTCTGCAATCATTACGTCTTTACCTATTGCAAAGATATCAAGTTTAGCATTTGTATTAACTGATCTTTCTAAATCGATATTTGCTGAAGTATCTACAATCGGTCTATTAGTAATATCCATTACTTTATAACTATTATCTATAGCACCTACAGTAATAACTGTATCTAAACCACCCGGTGTAAAGTTATCTACTTCACCACCATCATTACCTGCGGCCGCTATAACAATAAGGCCATCATCTAACATATCATTAAGAGTATCATCAATTAATTGGCTCTTAGTCATAGTAAATGGCATACAAACAACTTTTGGATCTGAGGCATCGTTTGCCGCATGGTGAACTGCGACTGAATCTAAAGCAGAAACAACTTCACCAACTGATATGTTTCCTGCTCCTTCGTTAAACATTTTGACATTAAACAAAGTTGCATCTGGAGATGAACCTATGTTGTCACCTACTATAAGACTTGCCATTGCTGTTCCGTGGCCATTTGTGTCTGCAAAGCCAGTTGCAATAGATGTATTATATAGGTTTGTGATAGTTGAACTACCGAATTCGTTATGTGATGCATTAATTCCTGTATCTAATAGGTAAATCTTTGCATTTGTTCCTGTGCTTTGAGGACTCCATGCAGGTGCCCCACTTGCGTCAATGCCGTGTTGTTTAAGAAAAGTGTTGTTTGCCGTTGCTATAGATAAGTTACTTGTAACTTCATCTGCTTCTAACTGACTACTTTTCAATCCGTTAATTGCCGCAACTTGTTCCTGTGTTCCTTCAACTTTATAACTTCCTAACATTTTATAGTTAGTTGTTATCGATGCACCGGCATTAGTAATAGCAGTATTACATTGATCAGATGTAGAGTGAACTGCCTTATTAATTTTGATGATATATGATGCCATTTAAAACTCCAATTGTAAGTTTGATATTATAAGTATATTTATCACTATTTAGAAGATAATTTAACTTACTTGGTATTTATATGAATTTCACTTTAGGACACCCAAATTCTGTTTTACTACAGGACCGTATGTGTGTTTACACTATTAAAAAGCCTGAAGATAATTTATCTCTATTAGAAAGATATCATAACGAATTAAAAGAATTCGATGGTTGCACCTTGATGTTAAGTGGCGGAACAGACAGCCAATTTATGTTAAGACTGCTAACACATTTTAACATAAAATTTATACCAATTACATATAAAACAACATGGAAAGGCGGTGTTGTAAATACTGACGATGTAATATATGCTCAAGAAGTAGCAAACAAATTTAGTCTTGATTTAGAGGTTATAGATTTTGATTTAAAAGAATTTTACGACAGCAACCAACACATGAGAGTTGGAAAAAAGTTTAATACATCTAGTCCACAGGTTGCTATGCATTTAGAATTTATAGACAGATATATACCCCCTAATAGCAAACTGGTTATGGGCGGCGACATGCCTTACTTGATCTATAACCAAGCAGGTAGTGAACATAACAATTATACTGGATTAGACTATTTGGTTGCAGAGACTCCTAGAATATTAGTTAATACTATAAAACCTTATCATAATATTTGTGAAAACAAAGGCATACAGTTTATTAAAAACATATCTTATTGCTCTCCTGAAGCAGTATATCAAATATTAGATCAGCAAATCAAAATAGTAGAAGAACAAAAAATTCATGTAGAGTTTAACGACAAAGAGCCTCAATTCAGAGAGATGTTAGAATTTAAAAAAGCAGTTTGGAATTCTATAGTGCCGGGCGATATAAACACTCTTATGAAAGTTGGCGGCTTTGAAAGACTTAAAAAGTTTCTTGCAATTAAGTCAGGTATATACAACCACTATGATAAACTATACCGAGAGCCTATGCAAGTATATGATGATAAAACTAAAGTAGATGGTATCAGATATAAACTCAAAATCGATGATGCTACTAAACAACTTTCACAACGTTTCGAAGATGCAATAAAAAAATCTAATAGCAAATGTATCAACGGATTCCATTTTGACTTCTAATTACCCTATTATCTATAGGATTTTAAATAACCAATATAAATAGATGTTATAAACAGATATAACCTAAAGTTATAGAGTTTTTTAATTACCTCCTTACATTTTAATCTATCTTAATTAATGTGCAGTTGATTTTGAAAGAGGTTATGTGTAATACAAATAGATATAACATGAGTAAACAAACAATCACAAAAGTAAAAGACAGAGCAGAACTTTTTACATTAATTAGCATGTTTTTGTTTAGTGTTTTAGCACTAACACCTGCAGTATAATGAAATTACCACTCTGTTACATGATTCTACTATTCGCCGCACATACTGATAGCATTGCGGGAATATTACGTGGATTAAAAGATGTTTCAAAGACAGATTATATTTTAGTGCCCAACGATAAAGAATAATGAGAGAATTAGGAATGGTTCTATTAGGTTGCTTTGCAATCTTTAGTTTCTTTGCGTTCAAAATTCATCCATCATTAGAGTATAGTGGATACAGTAGTAATAATTCATGCACAGGCGAATGTTATGCTCAATATGTAGCACTTAATGGCACACCAGCAGAGATAGAACAAGCCAAACGTGCATTAGCAGAAGGTGATCCTTTTAGCAGTATAAGAAGTTTATGGTCAGGTTGTGCCGCATGTCACGGAGCAGACGGTGGCGGTGGAATAGGTCCAATGTTAGCAGGACAAAGTTCAAGTGATATTATTAGTAAACTTACTACATACAAAAACAATGGAACAATAGGAAGCCAGAGTGCTCTTATGTGGGGACAAGCGGCTATGCTGTCTGAAAAGGATATAGAAACAATTGGCGAGTTTATACAAGCCGGACTACCAGGGAAATAATGGAAAAACAAATTTACGACCCTTTATGGAAAAGATGGAAAACAGTTGAGCCTGAAGTTGTTGCTCCTGTTATAACAAGTGGCTACGAACAACAATTAGAACTACAATTAAATAAAACTGTAGATGCAACACCAGAAGATGTTCGCAAATGGCAAAACGGTGGTGACTTCTTTATGACGGGTGACTTTGATGCAATGAAATTTTTTGTTGTAATACCAGCAGTTATACAAATTGTAGTATTTTTTATGATGTTGGCTGTAATGGCTTTAAATGAAATAATGTTTTAATGATTATAGAAGCATTAAAGGCCGTTATTGGCGTAGGCAAGAAAGGCCGTGATGTTGAAATTACACCTCTTCGAATTCTTATTTTTGCTTTTTTAGTTGCGTCTATATTTTTAGGATTTATAAGTTTATTACTCACTATGGTTAGTTTTCTATACTAATCGGCACATAAATATCTAATGTGCATAAAGTTTTAAAAAATATTTTTACAGAACAACAATGTGACAGTTTAATAGAAACTGTTAGCAGTAATACATTGTCTGAAAAAATTATTTCAAACTCTGGCGAAAAAATGTCACGAGCATATTTAAACGAGAAATGGCAATATTTTTTTACAAGATTATTTAGAAAAGAAATACAAGAACATTTTGATATTATAAATCAATCTTTAATTGATTATGACATAGTAAGTTTTAGAACCATGCATTACCCCAAAGGCGCATCTATTGGAAGGCACACAGATAGTTACATGAAACAAGATGGAGAAAGTAACACAGGATTAATCATTCAACTTACAGAACCAAATGTTTATAAAGGTGGCTATTTGAGAATGTCTAATGAATTGATAGAGTTAAACAAAGGAGATGCTGTATTATATTCTTATGATACACCTCATGAAGTTACAAAAATAAAAAGCGGAGATAGGTGGATAGCCAGTATTAGGTTACTTCTAAAAAGATAAATACATACATAACACAATATTGTGCTTAGGTAGTAGGAGTAACAACATGGCAGTTAAAGATATGAGTTACCGCGAACGCGGTTTACTCTTGAGTATGTTCGCTCATCAATGTTATAGCGAACCAAAAGAGTTATTGAAGAAGAGACCAGGAATAGTAGACTTGGCACCTCTTAAAAAGTTTTTAAACAAACCCCTTCCTCCAACATACATAGATGTTGAAGGCGCACAGGCGTATGTAATGAGCGACAGCAAGGATGTCCTTATTGCATGTAGAGGAACAGAACCCACGCAACTTAATGACGTATTAGCAGACTTAAAGACGTTTCCTGTTAAGCATCACTTAGGTGGTAGAGTTCACAGAGGCTTCTATGCAGAGTATGATAAAGTTATACCAGGCATCAAAGAAGCATTAGCAAAACACGATAAAAAAGGCAACAAAGATATTTGGGTATGCGGACACAGTTTAGGTGGAGCAATGGCTCTGCTAGTAGCAGTAGAACTTAAACCAAGTGGTGGTTGTCATACATTCGGTCAACCCAGAGTAGGTAATGCAGAATTTTTAAAAGTTATCGACTTTCCATATTACAGATATAGAAACAACAATGATATAGTTCCAGGTGTTCCGCCATCATGGTTATTCTTTAAACACGGTGGTGTTCTAAGATATATTAACAGTCATGGTAACATCAGAGTAGCAACATACTGGCAAAGATTTAAAGACAAGTGGAGAGGATTTATCAATGCGGCCAAGCAAGGTAAATTCTTTGATCATGTTTTAGATCACAACATGGGTGCATACCATGAGTATATATCTAACATGGATGAGTCGGGCGAACAGTTACCAAAGTAGGTATATAACTTTTTTCACTGCTATTGATAAATATTAGCATGTCAAAAACACCATACGAAATAAGATTAGACTTAGTTAAAGAAGCAAGAGAAATACTTCAAGCAAAGGCTAAGAATCCAGAAGATATGCCCTCAACCGATGACGTGCTCAAAGAGGCTGAACGCCTTAACGAGTTTGTATCAAAAAAACCATTCCAAGAAAGATAATCCAATTAAATAATACTACTTGAGCCACTATAGCTCAGATGGCCAGAGCAGGGGTTTTGTAAACCTCAGGTCGTCCGTTCGAATCGGACTAGTGGCTCCATAACGTTGCAATAGCAACAGGATAATAAAATGGTAAAAGCAAAAGCGAAAGCAAAAACAACAGCGAAAGCAAAAAAAGTAGTTGATACTAGTTTTGATTGGACTAAAGTTGGCGACAACGTAATGAAAAATGCACAAGAAATTAGTGCTAACATTATGAAGAATGCTGAAACAATCGGTAAAAATGTTGCCGCTAATTCTAAAACAGTAGGCGACAGAATGTCTGCATACTTGAATAGACGCAGTTAAGTAGACAGGGGCCATAGCTCAGATGGGAGAGCGTCTGGTTTGCAACCAGAAGGTCCGCGGTTCGATCCCGCGTGGCTCCACCACTTTTTAGGAAAAATATGAAACTAAACACACTAGACAATAGATGGGACAATCAAATTGTAAATTACGATTTGGAAAAACATAACTGGCGTCAGTATTTCTTAGACGCAGTTCAAGAAAAATATCCTCAAATAAAAACACTTGAAACTACCCATGAAGTTATGGACCCAAAAGACTTAAATGACTTTGCATGGGACATACAACGCATTTGTAAAACAGAAGAATTTGCAAGAAAGTTAGATGACTTTTTTGAAGATGTTATATCACCACAGATAGACGGTGAGGATTTTATGATACAAGACGTAGTAGGTTTGCGTATGGTAATACCTGATCAAGCAAAACATGGTAGAACCCTAAACTTTCATCAAGGCATTTGGTTTGGACATGGTCCAGGTATGTATAGTATTTGGACACCTCTCACAGAAGCATGGGACACGAACACTATGCAAATACTTCCGTGGGAAGAAAGCAGAATGATTACACAAAAGACTTATGATGAACAATTAAGTTATCAAGAGATACAAGCATTGTGTTTAGAACATTCAATCCCTTGCACAACATCTCCAGGACAAAGTTGGCTATTCCAACAAGGACACATACACGGAAACGTAAACAACGATACAGATATTACACGTTGGAGTTTCGACACAAGGATTTTAGTTAAAGGCGGCAATTATGGTAGACGTAGACCAGGTGCTTACTTTAGACTATTTAGGAACTACAGACAGTCTATTAGTAATGTAGACACAAGTAGGACATGGATTAACTACATTGACATGAACAGTCGTTTTTGTAAAACAACACCATTCTTTATCACAAGCATACAGATGGATAAGTTTTGTAAAGACGTAGGCATTGTGCCAGTAGACTATCCATTAGAATTAAGTTTTTGTCATTGGGAACCAATGCTAGAAGACTTTATAAAAGACCCTAACATAACTGGCATAGTATTGCCAAGTATATTAGGAATAACAGAAGACAAAGAAAGACGAGATTATCTATTCAATTTAGCATTAACTAATGATACACATTTACTTTTTGCTGATGAGAGTATATACTTAAACAATGACTCAGAATTAAACTATATTAATGCGATTTTCGAATATATAAACAATGAAGAAGATCCAGATTTATTATTAGGACACACAAGGTAAAAAAATGGCCAAAAAGAAAAAACCCCAACAGAAAAAAGCAGTATCAAAGACTCCTGTAAAGCAAGATTCAACACCTGCTGAACAAGATTCTTTGTATCAACTTTTAGATTCAAAAATTGAAATTCCTTTATCAAATTTAAGGAACAAACATATCTTTATAGCAACACCTTGCTATGGAGGTCAACTAGGAGAACCTTATTTTAGAAGTATGATGAGGTTTGTAATTTTATGTGGTAAGTATAATATTCAATATACTGTTAGCACATTAGCAAACGAAAGTCTCATTACAAGAGGTAGAAATACACTCACAAGTTTCTTTATGGAAAATGAAGCGGCAACACATTTGTTCTTTATTGATGCAGATATCGAATTTAATCCAGAAGATATATTAAGAATGGTTGCTTATGATAAGCCTATTACAGTAGGTGCTTATCCTAAGAAAGCAATTAATTGGACAAGCATATTAGGTGCCGCAAGAAACCCAGATATGAAT